AAATAGAAAAAAAGATAGGCACACTATCTAATCCAAGTAAGATGCCTGCGTTTGGTTGGGGTATATCTGCAAAGCATTGTAAGACTGGTAGTAAGCTAGCAAAAATAAAAGGCACTATCTGCCATTCTTGTTATGCATTAAAAGGTAGATATGTATTTAGAAATGTATTTGATGCACACGAAGTTAGAAGAAAAGCAATAGAGCTAAATGAGTGGGTAGATTATATGGCAGAATTACTGACCATAAAATACAAAAACCTAGATAAATCAAAGAGATATCATAGGTGGTTTGATGCAGGAGATATACAATCTTATTCACATCTAATGAAAATATTTGAGGTATGTGAACTAACACCACAGATAAATCATTGGTTAGCTACTAGAGAATATCAGATAATAAAACAAATCAAAGAAGAAGATGTGCCAAAGAATTTATGTTTGCGTGTATCAGCAATCAAAGTAGATAGTCCACCACCTAACTTTTGGAACTGGACTTCTGGTGTACATAAAGATAAATCTGCAATAGGTAGGGAATGCCCTGCACCAAAACAAAATGGTGAGTGTGGTAGTTGCCGTTCCTGTTGGAGTCGTGAAGTTAAACAAGTAAGCTATAAGGAGCACTAATGAAAAAAGAAATAGATATAGATGATGAGTTAGAAAAAAGATATGAAAAATTTCATGAGTGGCTAGACACTTGTCCTTTTAAATGGACTGAATCTAGTCACCCAACAAGTGGAATGACATCTGTTAATTTTGAAATAGAGGAGGAGTAATGAGAGAATATACATTTGAAAGAATGGGTGGAGATAAAAAAATTATTGAAGCTAGAAGTTTAAAAAAAGCTATGATAAAATATGGTGGCAAACCTAATGACCATGATGACCATGTGGTTATAACTTGGACAAATAAGAAAAAAAATAATTGTGATAAACTTGTAAAGCTACCATACAAAACAAGAAAAGAAAGGAAAGGTAAACTATGAGGTTTATGAAAGATAAAAATTTAAGACCTATTTATGAAAAACATTACGACTGGTGTATCAAAGAAGGTAGAGATACAAAATGGTATAATGATTACAAGAGAGGAAACTATGACGTTCGTGTGGAAACACCCAAAGTATTACAAAGAAATAAAAAAGCAAAACAACTTGACAAATAATAAAAACTATGATAAGGGAATAGACAATGAAAATATACAAAGTAAGAATAGTAGCCTACCAACACGAACTGAACGCAATACTTCCATTCGATCACGAACCAAATCAAGAACAACTTGAAGAAAAAATTATTGAATACTTAAATAATAATTTATTTAAGATTGAACAAAATACGTTTGTTGCATTAGAAAGTTTTGATAGTGGTAAAAAAGAAGAAGAAAAAAGATATAACGAAAATATTTATTATTGGGAAGTACAAACTTGAATTACAGTCAACAGTTAGAAGTTATAAAAGGTTTATCTATACCACAAGATACTCAAACAAGAATGGATTGTGTATTTTGTAATGGTAAAAATACATTATCAATAGATACAACAGAAAATAAAATAGGTTGGTATTGCTTTCATGCTTCTTGTAGTGCAAAAGGTAGAAAAGAAGGAGAAAAAAATATGCAATATGTAGAAAAAGTTTTTCATGGTAATCAAGATTTACATATAGAAGACATGGAGTTTAAGATACCAGATAGTTTTAAATCAATATATTCAAATGAAAAAGCTATGCGTTGGTTATCTAATAATAATTGTTGGGAGTCTTGGTCATGGGGTCGTGCAGATTTTAGATATGATGTAAAACAAAATAGAGTTGTGTTCCTAGTTAAAAATAGATACTCATATAAAATAGTAGGTGCAGTGGGTAGATCATTAAATAAAAATGATTTTCCTAAATGGTTTATGTATGGTAATAAAGATGTGCCATTCAAATGTGGTGAGTGTAGTGATGCAGTAATTGTAGAGGATTGCCCATCAGCTTGTGCAGTATCAAATGTATTAACTGGTGTGGCAATCATGGGTACAAAATTAAAAGAAATACAGAAGTCACATTTGAAACCATATAAAAATTTATATATATGTTTAGATAGAGATGCTACAACAAAAGCATATGACATGGCAAAAGATTTAAGATCCTCTGGATTTGAAAATGTAATAGTAAAACCACTAGAAGATGATCTTAAATACTATAATACAGAACAGATAAGGGAGATGTTTTATGGCAATAAACTATGATAGAGGGCCAAATGATCTTGAAGAAGTTATAGATAAACTTAAGAAACAAAAAGAAATACTGCAGAATAGATTAAAAAAGTTAGATAGAACAGAAGAGATTATGGCTTTGTATGCAGAAGTAAAAAGATTAAAAAATTTAAACGAAGATTTACAGAGGGAGTTACATGATAGAAAAACAAATGATTAGGCTTATGCTTAATAAAAAATTTTATACACAATACAAGGGAGTTCTATCACCAACAGTATTTGCAGGAGATATAAGTTCTTTGTATGAGACAATACAAAAAGCACATGAAAAGTATGAAGATGATATAAAAGTTGATGAGTTATATTCTTTGCATACAGCTATATTTAATCCTGCATTAACTCGTGCTGCAAAAGAAAAGTTTAGTGAACTGATAGAAGACATTAGAGAAGTACAAGAACCTAATAAAGAAATAGCAAAAGATATAATGCGTATCTTATCGGATAGAGATCTTGCACAAAGAATAGCAGTAGAAGCTACAGAAATATTTAATGGTAAAGAAGCAAACTTTGCAGATATAACGAGCATGATAGATAAGCATAAGACTAATGTCAACGAAGATAAAGTTCCCGCAGTTACAAATGATGTTGGAGAAGTTTTAGATTTATTAGATGTAACAACTAAATGGAAGTTTAATATACCTATATTAAAACAATGTGTAGGAGGTATTGGTGGTGGTAATTTAATGATAGCATTTGCTAGACCAGAGACAGGTAAAACTGCGTTCTGGGTTAGCCTTTGTACTGGGCCAGAAGGTTTTGCCGAACAAGGTGCAAAGATACATGCTTTTATAAATGAAGAACCTGCAATAAGAACTCAGATGAGAGCAATATCTTGCTATACTGGTATGACTAGAGAAGAAATAATACAAGAAAAAGATATAGCAAAAAGAATTTGGTCTGAAATAAAAGATAATATTAGCATGTTTGATACAGTTGATTGGTCAATGGAAGATATAGATTTACATTGTGAGAAACATAAACCAGATATTATAGTTATAGATCAATTAGATAAAATTAATGTTACAGGTACATTTGCTAGAACAGATGAAAAGTTAAGAAAAATATATACAAATGTAAGGGAGATAGCAAAACGTAGAAATTGTGCAGTCATTGCAATATCACAGGCATCAGCAGATGCACATAATAGAGATAGTATTTCATTTGATCAGATGGAAAATTCTAAAACAGGAAAAGCAGCTGAAGCAGATTTAATTATTGGTATAGGTAGAAATGCTAATAGTGATACAGATAATAAAATAAGAACATTATGTGTAAGCAAAAATAAAATAAATGGCTATCATGGTGAACCAAATTGTACAATTAGAAGGGAAATAAGTAGGTACGGAGTATGATTACAACAGTAGACGTAGAGACATCTTGGCAAAAAACAGAAAATGGTGGGTATGATCCATCACCTTTTCATGAAGATAATATATTAGTTAGTGTAGGTATAAATGATGATTATTATTTTACTAATCACAGTGAGAGAATAGATGTAGGTTGTGCATCTAAAATACAAAGTGTATTAAATAAAACTACTTTACTTGTTGGTCACAATATAAAATTTGATTTAATGTGGTTGCTTGAAGCAGGTTTTAAATATAATGGTAGAGTATATGATACCATGCTGGGGGAGTATATACTTAATAGAGGTGTAAGAAAAAGTCTAACATTAGAAATGTGTTGCCGTAGAAGAAAGATAGGATCGAAAGATAGTGCTATAAAAGAATGGACAGATAGGGGTGTATCATTTCAAAATATACCAAAAGATGTAGTAGAAGAATATGGTAGGATAGATGTGCAAATAACTAGGAGATTATTTGATTCTCAAATGGCAGATTTTAGATTACCTAAAAATAAAGATCTTTTAATGACAGCTAAGATGATGAATGAGTTTTTAGTTGTGTTATCTGATATGGAAAGAAATGGAATAAATATAAGTTTAGATGAATTAAATAAGGTAGAAAAAGAATATAGAGCAGAGTTTGCATATCTAAAACAAAAGATAGATAAGATAGTCTATAAACAAATGGGTGATACTAAAATTAATTTATCTAGTCCAGAACAATTATCTTGGTTAATATATTCTATAAAACCAAAAGATAAAAAAGAGTGGGCTAAAATATTTAATGTTGGTATAGATAAAAATACAGGAAAAAATAAAAGAAGACCTAACTATTCTAGACAACAGTTTAGAAATCTTGTATCAGATAATACAGAAACAATACACAGAACTGTAGCCGAACAGTGCATAGCTTGCAAAGGTAAAGGTGTAATTAGAAAAATAAAAAAAGATGGTAGCCCATACAAAAATTATACTAAGTGTGCAGACTGTGATGGTGATGGCTACATATATGTATCTATGGGTAAGGTAGCAGGATTTAGGCAAAGACCTAGAAATGTATATGATATTGCTGAGTCTGGTTTTAGAACAGATAGAATAACATTAAATAAAATAGCTTCAGAGGCAGAAGGTGAGTTTAAAGAATTTATAGATGCAATAGTAAGACACAATGCAGTAGATACTTATCTAAATACTTTTGTTGAGGGATTAAAAAACTTTACAAATGAAAAAGGTTTTTTACATCCTAAGTTTATGCAAGCAATAACTGCAACTGGTAGATTATCTAGTCGTGATCCTAACTTCCAAAATCAACCAAGAGGTAAAACATTCCCTATTAGAAAAGTTGTTACATCTAGATTTGACAAAGGTAGTATACTTGAGATAGACTTTGCACAGTTAGAATTTAGAACAGCTGTATTTCTTGCACAAGATAAACAAGGTATGGAAGATATAAAAAATAAAATAGATGTACATCAATACACTGCAGATATCATAGGTGTATCAAGACAAGATGCAAAGGCACATACATTTAAACCTTTGTATGGTGGTGTGACTGGTACAGAAGATGAAAAAAGATACTACACTAAATTTTTAGAAAAATATAAGGATATAAAAAAATGGCATGAAGAATTACAAACTGAAGCTATTAGATTTAAAAGAGTTAAACTACCAACAGGTAGAGAGTATGCTTTTCCGTATGCAGAAAGAACACCTTGGGGTGGATCTACATATGGAACTCAAATAAAAAATTATCCTGTACAAGGTTTTGCAACAGCAGATATTGTACCATTAGCTTGTATAAATATATCTAAGTTAATGAAAAAACAAAAGGTAAAAAGTTTACTTGTAAACACGGTTCATGATTCTATTGTGGCTGATGTTTATCCTGGAGAAGAAGATGTGATGAGTAATATATTTAAACAGGGCACTGCAGATGTAATACCTGCACTAAAACAGTATTACAAAATAAACTTTAACGTACCACTTGACACAGAGTTAAAAATAGGGTATGACTGGTTAAACATGAAGGAGGTAAACTAATGTATATAGATAAATATAATATAAAAGTTATAGGTCAGCAGTATAATAGTAAAAAAGAAAAATATGATAATAACTTAATTAAAGTAACTTTAAATTCAACTGATGGTATACATAGCAAAAAATTTATACCGATGCTAGAACAACTTATCGATGCACACGAAGGGCATGAATTAGAGTTAGACATTAAAATAAAACAACATCAATATGAGGACTAATATGACTAAAGAAATAGATGCACTAGAAACACTAGATGAGTATACTGATGATCAGTACTCTGCTTTTCTAGAGTATGTTGCATTAAAAGATCAATGTGTAATAGAACCAACCACATTGTATATAAATAAAAACCATGAGTTTATATCAGAGTGGGATTACTTTGCAAATGCTGATGGCTTAGATGTAAAAGTAATAGACGGAGATACAAGAATATGTTAGATAATATACTTTTTATCTTATCAATAATATATGTATTTTATACTGTAATAAAAATATTATATAATGTGTCAAAATGACAATTGAATTTTTAATTAAATTATGGTATATAAACACAACTAAAATGGAGGACAAATGTCTGATAATAAAATAGTAAATATAAAAGATATGTCTGATGAGCAAATAATGCAAGCCATCGGACAAGACGATGGTTCTACTCTTGGGAATAATATTCCAAGACTAGCTATTAATCGTACGCCAGAAGATGACGATGGTAATCAACTACCAGTTGGCCACTTCTATACCTATGACTCATCAATAGGTCAAAATGTATTTGGCAAACCTGTTACATTAAGACCTTTCATAAGTGCCATGCAATACATGCACTATGATGCGGACAAAGGTGAATATGTTAATCGTTCAATAATTTTTAAAAGTTGGAAAGAAGAAGCCATAGATATACTAGGTGGTACTAAATGTGGTAAAATTGCTTTTAAAGATAGATCAACTTTAACACCAGAACAATTAGAAAAGCAAAGAACTATAAGATGTTATAAATTAGTTTATGGTTTGTTATCATTTGATAAAGGTAAAACTGCTAGTGGTGTAGATCACAAAGTAGAAAATTTACCAGTGTTATATAGAGTTACTGGTACAGCATTTTCACCTGTAAGTTCAGCTTTGGATCAGCTAAAAAAGAGAAAAAAACTTATGTTTAACTGTTCTTTTTCACTAGATACAAAAAGGCAAAAAAAAGGTGGTAATGTATTTTATGTTCCAGAAATAGGAGTTAACACTGATGCTAACTTAAAATTATCTGATAATGATTTAGAAACTTTAAAAGTATTTCAAGAATCTATAGATACAGAAAATACTGAAGTTATTGATGCTTATAATAAGTCTAAATCTAAACTATCAAATGGTAGTGACATTGTGGATGCTAAAATAGTTAAAGAGTTAGATCCAGAAGATGTTTTATCAGCTTAATAAAATATACTACTAGATACTAATGGAATTAAAAAACATAATTAAAAAGGACTTCAGGCATAGCTTTAGTTCTATTAATAAGTTTAAACATAATCCGAGTGAATGGTTGGTACACTACGGATTAGGGTTAAAAGTATCTAGTAGCCCAGCCATGGTTAGGGGTAATCTTGCAGAGTTTGGTGCATACTACAAAATAAAAAAAGGTATGATGCAAAAGGATGATAAACACTTTGAAAAGTTAATAACTCACAGGTTTAAAAAAAATAAATTTTTTAATGCAGATAGTGAAATAAGTAACTCGATAGAGATAGCTAAAATGTTTGAAGAAAAATTATATGAAAGACAATTAAGAAATATAGTTAGTTATCAAAAAGAAAAAATAGAAATGATTGATGGTCTAAAATATCCAGTAAGATTATTTACAGATTTTGAATATGACAACTTGATAGTAGACTTAAAATCTACTCTAAGATTACCTACTAAACCTAAGATAGACCACTTAAGGCAACAAGCATTGTACTCAAAATTACATAGTAAACCTATAGCTTTACTGTATGCTACACCTAAAAAAAGTCTTTGGTATGATTTAACTGAAGAAGATGTAACTAATGGATATGCGGAACTAGTTAGAGATTTTAAATCATTAGAAAATTATATTGATATGTGTAATAATGATATACAAAAAGCTATAAAGATAACACCATTAAATACTGACCCTAGTCCTTTTTACTGGGATAGTAATATTAAACAAGCGGCAATTAAAGTATGGAAAAATATAAACAAATAAAATTACAGACTTCCTTGTTGGGAGAAATTAGAGTATGGTGGGGATTAGTTTAAGGGGTCTAATCTTCACCGACTCTTTTGATATTATGTCACATTTGTACTTTGTAATATTTAAAGGCAAAAAAGATAATGATTACAAATTATTTACTAATGAGATATTTGATGATGAACGTAAAGCAAATGAGTTTGGTAAGAAAAGTATGAAAAGAGGTTTTGAACATAAAGTTTTAGAACTTACAAAAGATAATATGGATAAATACTGGTATGAAAAAAAAAGATAAATTAAACTTAATTAATTCTGTTAAAGTAATAGTTAGCCCGTGGCAAAAAGGTTTTCACTGTGGTATTATAATGGATAGTAAATCTAAAATGACTACAGAAGAATATGAATTATGTTCTACAATAGCTAGAGGCATGATAAAAATGGCAACATCAGACCCCCATTCAACGTTTCTATGGGGACTTCGTGGTTTTGCTGACGATAAAAAAAATAGTAATACTGGATTATCAATTAGCTCAGTAGCTGACTTTGATGATGAGTCTAATGTTATAGATTTTCTGGAATACTTAAAAATGAAACGAGACAAGGAGTTAAACTAGTGGCAACACATTTAGTTATTGGTGACCCTCATTGCACACCAAGAACAAGCAATGAAAGATTTCTGTGGGCAGGTAGACTAGCCGCAGATTTTAAAGTTACACATGTAATATGTATGGGTGACTTTTGTAGTATGGATTCTCTATCTAGTTATGATCGTGGTAAGAAATCATTTGAAGGTAGAAGATATAAAAAAGATATGGATCATTCGCATGAAGCACTATCCTTATTTAATCAAGGATTAGGTAGCCATCGACCTAAAAAAACTATGCTTCATGGTAATCATGAAGATCGTATTGATAGATTTGTAGAAGAAAATCCAGAGTTAGAAGGATCTATTAGTATTGATGATCTAAAGTTTAAAAAATATGGTTGGAAAGAAGTTAAGTATAAAGATATAAAAACTATAGATGGTGTGCATTACTCTCACCATTTACCATCTGGTATCATGGGTTCTGCTATATCTGGTGAAAATATTGCACGATCTATCTTGACAAAACACAAAGTTTCTGCTACAGTAGGTCATAGTCATTTGTTAGATTATGCTATATCTACATTGCCAAATGGTAGAAAACTACATGCTATGTCTGCAGGTTGTTATCTTAACCATAAAGAATTCTTTGCTAGAGATACACAGCATATGTGGTGGAGTGGTTTAATAGTTAAAAGAGAAGTAAAGAATGGTGATTATAATCTAGAGACAATTGATATCAAAACTGTTAGGAGAGAATATGGAAGCTGATAATGTAAATAGACCAGTGCATTACATGCATGGTAAAAAAGAAACTATTGATGTTATATGTGATTGCATGACTAATGATGAGTTTCATGGATATCTAAAGGGTAATATCTTGAAGTATGTTGCAAGATATAAATTTAAAGGAGAACCACTAGAAGATTTACAAAAAGCACAGTGGTACTTAAACAGACTAGTAAAGGAGGTCAGTAATGGGGCAAGTTAAACAAGCGGTACTAGAAGTAGAAGATTTTGTTTCTGCATGTATTAGAGATGGTAGAACTCTTAATCAAACTATAAGAGATGCTAGACAATCTAAAGCTGCAAAACATAATCCATATCTTGAAGATGAGGATATGGTAGAAAATAAATACTATCAATTTAAAGGAGCATGGTAATGAGAGATATGTTTATAAATGCCTTAAGAAAAAAATATGAGGCAGAGGTAGATGTAGCAAAAGCTACAATAGAGGTATACCTAGAAAAGTCTGTAGGTATAGGTGAACATCCACAATTTTTTGATGAAATAGATAAACAATTAGCAATAATAGGATGTGCATTAGACAAGTTAAATGTAATAAATAAATATTATCCTAACGAGGATGATATTCCATTTTAATAGGAGAATATATGGAAAAAGAAAAAGGACAACCAAAAGAATATCTTGTAACATCTGAGTTACTTATGGATATTATGAGATATTTAATGAGTAGACCATATGGTGAAGTTGCAAATATAATGACTACACTATCAAAACTTACACCTTTTAAAGGAGAAAGTAATGACGGAAAAAAGTAATATAGATAAATATACAGGTATACTATTTGAATTAAAAATAGGTCTTAATAAAGACAATGCTATAGTGATTGATTATGGTGGTAAACCTGTAGGTAAAATTAGAGATGCATTAAAAGGTTATCCATATCATGGTAATTTATGTGCAGCTGTAATTAACCATGCTAACTCAGTGGGGAAAAAACTACAAGATGACATTAAGCAAATTATACAAAAAATATAAAGTTTATTTAGTGCAAAAAAAAAGACACCCAGAGTAACTTCTCTGTGTGTCTCGTTGTTGCTTGCTCATGTCGGGGGGGTCGTTCTGGCTCCCCCTTTTTTATCTTTTTAATCCTTTTACATGTTTTTGAGATTTAGGTGGTGATTTTTTAGATCCACCTGGCCCAGACCAAAATGTTTTGTTAGCCCAATAAGCTGCACTAGTTGGTCCTTTAGCTATATTTTTTGCATGCCTAGCTTTAAAACTTTTTCTAGCTTCTTTACTATAATTGTGACCCATTTTTTGATCACCAAAACGAATAATTTTAACCTTACTATTATCCTTTACAGCAACTACAGCTTTCTTTGTAGGATGATTAGGTGTTCTCTTGACTTGATTAAGTCTAGATAAACCATATCTTTTTAATTTATCTTTTACTTCTGACATTATTTTTTCTTTACTGTCATTGCTGCTCTTTTAAATTGTGCAGCAGTAGGTGCACCTTTAGCACCTTTTTTTCTCATTTTACCACCACGCTTTCTTTTAGCATGGATATTAGCATATAAACCTTTTCTCATTATACTTTCTTAGCTAACTTTTTATTCATTTTCATTTGTACTTTTTCTGGCAGTTTAGAAAAACCTTTAAATTTTTTTTTCATAGCTGCTTTCTTCATACCATTTTTTTTCATACCATTTTTCATCATTAGTTATATCTCCTGTATTTAGCTGTTTTTTTAGCAATACCTTTTGGCTGTTTGCTATGTTGCTTACCCTTTTTAGTATCTTTTCTCTTTGCTCTGGTCGTTGCCGCATACTCCGCAGCACTTAAATTCTTTATTGCTGCAGAAGGCAAGTACCTTTCTCCAGTAATGCTCGATTTTTTTCCAGATTTTGTACGCCATTTTTGTTTGCTCCATGCTTTAAGACTTCTTTGGCTTTTTGCTAATGCCATTACGACTTCCTCCCTTTTCTTATAGCTTCTTTTCCTTTTTTAAATATAGATGCTACCTGAGTTTTACCCATAACTTTTGCTCTTTGCTCTCCCACTGTTAATATTTGTATTTTTCTCGCAAATGGTTTAGATATCTTCTTAACCTTTGCAACAGTTTTACGAGCATCA